TCATAACTCTCCAAAAACGGGAACATCAAACCGTGCAACAACGCGCCGTCTCCACGGTGTACTGAGCGGGCTCTCAACGACGCCATGATGTTGATACGAATGAATAAATGTAGAATTCTCTCCCCACGCAGACAAAATACCAACGTGTTTCGCAGCTGCGTTTGAGTGCATTCTGAACAGTAAAACAACGCCAGTCTCAGACGGCGCGAAATGCCGCAACAATGCATTCCACAACACTTCGTCACCGCTGACCTCAGACCACGTAGGCGCATAAGCTGGCGGCACCTCTGGCGAATGCCCGTAAACGTCGCGCCACACACCGCGCAATAGCCCCAGACAATCACAACCTGCGTTCATTTCGCTTGCTTGATGAACGTAGGGCGTTCCAATCCAGCGCCGTGCATGGGCTACAAATAACGCAGCACTCATCGTCTGCTTCCACCACTCAAAGTGCTACTACTTGTTGGGACGGCGACCATCCAGTCGTCCCCAGGCACATCCGGAAAGCCCTGAAAATTAGCCCCGTTCCGATACTTAATGCGGCATGTATCAAACCGTTTATCACACCCTGCATATAGCTTAACGCTGTCGCCAATCCTTAGCCGACGGCGCGCAGCACTCCAGATTTGGAGATCCCGATCGTCTGTGCCCTCAACCTGTCTGTCAGATTTGATCTTGACCTGTGCACCCGCCGCTTCACCGCTCAATACATGAAGGGCACCCCGCTCAAACCAGCGATTTTCAAACGTCCCATCAATAGAAACCGAAAACGATGTCTCTCCCGAGATGCTCGAAATTACGCCCTCAGCGTTGTAGCCCAACTGTTCAAGATCAACCCCACATTCAAGGGCGCCCAACTTTGCCAAGCAACCCTTTTGATACACACGTCCACGCGGCTGGTTTAGGCGCTCCGCCAACCCGCGCAACTCCGCACGGAAAGTACCCTCGCTGCGCTCAATTTCACCGATTGTGCCCGAAAAAGCGAGCTGGCGCTGGCGTGTATCTGCCCAATTCAACCACCAAGCGCGCACCTCAGCATCATCATAGAGCCCAAACTCAATATCACGTTCCGATATCGCAGCACTGTTCAACGCACCAACCGCTTCCGAGTCATCCACCGCCATTCCCGTTGAGCTTTGAACCGCCCGGGCCGTCATTCCAGTATCGGCACGAAACTTAATACCGTCGAACTCCAGATCACAGTCATGATCCGTAAACCCAAGTTGCACTCCATCTTTACGGGTCACGGCCCACGCCCTGCATGTTGTTGTGCAAACACTCTTCAGATGCTCATGAAAATCACTGTCGATGCTCATACACGAACCTCCACAACGGGAATGTCGGGAATATCGCCAGCCTGAAACGTCGACAGCGACGTCATGATCTGATCACTGTCAAACCGTCCGGGAACATCAAATTCAAAACCCGCAGAAATCTGAACGCCTACTTCGGGCGTGACAACAAATGAAATCACGCCGCTTGTATAGTCAGCAGTAAAATCAACACCTTCAACTTGCTCAACTTGATCAAGCGCAACCATCAGACTTCCGTCGACTGGTTTTTGAATTGGACGCGCATATTGCTGCTCGCCCGACTTATACACTTTAACCAGTTGAAAGCGCTGTTCGGCACCATCACCAACTGCAATATCTTGATCCACAGCAGACACCGCGGCCCGAACACTACATGACTTGTAATCAGCCCAATCCTTCCAACGAAATGCAAATAATTGGCCGCAACGTGCCTCAAAAAATGCCACAACAGCCTCAACATCGGTGAATGCACGCAAACCTAGCCCTGCATCATACCGTCGCTTTGAGTGGGCCCAAGGCGTGTTGCGCTCTTCAAATCCGTTAGACAGCGTCACAACATCTGTCCGCCTCTCTGGTCCACCAATGGCACCAAAACTTAACCCAACCGGAAACTGAACTTCATGAAAACTCATACCAAACTCCTAACCAACAAAGCGCATCATCGGGTGCGCTGACCCTTTGCCAAAGCACGGCCCAACTGCGCGGAAACCTGTGCTTGCGCGCGCTGAAATCCCGCCACGTCAGGAGTGCTAATATTCATCACAACGCGAACCGGAGCGTTCGACCCACCACCTTGCATACGCACACCAAGTGCGCCATCCGGGCCACGGGTTAATGGCATAATCGCCTCAGGTCCTGCCTCACCCATCAAGCCTGTTCCACCGCGCATCCCAAATTGTGTTGGGCTTGTCACGACCCCGCCTTTGGCAAAAGCTTGCACACGTCCCGACACTCCAGAACCGGCGCCTTGCGAGCCAAAATTAGTACCGAGAGCGCCCGTAATTGCGCTCTCAAATAGCTGCCCAAAGTGGTTGGTAACCGGTTTTATGGCTGCCGAATAAGCCGCAGAAACTAAAGATGTCCCAACTTTGTGCATCACATCAGATAGCCTCAAGCCGTCTGATACAGCACCATCAATTGCCCGCCTCAGCCCGTTGCTCATCCCCTTTGACAGAACACCTGCATTGACACTTGATGTAGCCAGACTTTGCTGCATCTTGGTCAATTCGCCACTGAATGCTGCAGCTAGATTACTCGTCTGGTCTAGACTTTGCCCCAGTGCGGATACGTCATCTTCAAACTCATCAATATTCATCTGTTATCCTCCTAGGTCTGCATCAGGAAACTCGCGCGTAAGTGCTGAAAACCGATCGAACGTCAGAGGCGACGCCGCTAGATCAAGGCCAAGTAACAAGCTCAGTTCAAACGGCGTTAAGTTCCAAAACACCTCAGGTGACAGCCGCAAGTCGGAAAGACCAACACGCTGCAGCGCCCGCCATTCAAGCGTCATCGCCAAAGGCCCTCACCAATAGTTGCGCGGCGGCACGGGCAGCACCAAGTGGCCCGCCGTTAACGTCTGCATGCAGTAAGTCCGCAGCCGTTCCATCCCAATTTCCTGATGACAAACCTGCCTCGATAAGGGCCAGAACATCTAATGATCGGATCGATTTTTCCTCAAACCTTTCAATCAGTTCTGTCAGAGAGCTAGCGCCGAGTTTGGCTTCAAGGGTTGCAAGCGCGCCCAATGATAGTCGCGCAACATACGGCTTACCGTTGACAGAAATTTCAACTTCACCTCTGTGGGGATTAACCATCATCAAATCGCCGTGAAACTTAGCGCGCCTGCAGAAGCCAGAGCGAGTTCGTAGCTGGCCTCCCCTTCGTAACTGCCAGAATATTCAAGCGACGTGACCTGGAATGCACCCTCAATGATACCAAAATCCGGCACAACCACCTGACACCGCGGCGTCGCACCATCAAAGAAAACTTGGCGTGCCCTCTCATCAGTTGCTGCGTCCTTGAACACACCACTTCCAGACACCTGCGCCTGCCGGACACCCGCGCCAGCAAGCAGTTCACGCCACCCGCCTGTACTTTCTAAACTGGTCACGTCAACCGTTTCGGCATTAAAGCTAATCCGCGTTGTCCGAAGTCCCGCGGTGGTCTCAAAAACACCGTTTCCCGTCATATCCATTTTGATCAAAAGATCGCGGCCATTTTGTGCAGTCATCATCGTTCTCCATCAAATTTCAGTGGGGGCAATCGCCTCAAGGCGCGCCAGAATTTTCAAATCAATACGCCGCGTGCCGCCTTTATCAGCGCGGCGTGCGCTGGCGCTTTCGAACCGCAGATCAGTGACACGCCCCAAGGCGGTGCCCTCCTCATGCAATTCACGGTTTGCCCCTTCGACGCGGCGGACGACTTCGGCGGCAATTTCCTTGGCTTCGGAAAAACCAGCCTCGGCGCAAATGACAGACACGATACATCGGTGAAGCGTACGGCGCGCAGAAACATCAGATACGTCGCGTACGTTTTCGGGGCCAAGCAGAACGTAGACTTCGGGCACTACACCGCTTGGCGGCAAATCAAATACCTGCACACCAAGGGAGCCTTGCGCATCATCTGTTAACGCCGCGAAGAATAGCCTTTGGAGTGCCGCCGATAACTCGTAACTCATGACGCCACCTGCCGGGATACACGGCACGCAAGATACCGCGCGTTAATGTCCCACTCTGAAACTCCGGTGACGTCGTAGACCCCGGTCGCATCAACCAGACGGTTCCCTGCCGTGGGCCGCGCGTCATCGCCCACTGGGGCCGCGCGTACGATGATCTCGCGGCGTTCTTGGGTAAGCACACCTGCCTGCCCTGTTTGTGTCACAGGGGTTGCTGCACGGACATCACCCCAAAGCCGCCCCAACACACGCCACTGGGTCCGGTACCCACCCGCGCCGTCATTGATGCGATCAGCCGTTTCCAGAGAAAACGAGCGGTTCAAACGCGGCCCCTTCATGCGGTGGCCCCCAATGAAATCCGCATCTCACGATAACGCTGGATCAGCGCGGTCACACCAAAAGGCATGCAACCATTCGAAAGCCCAGTTTGCTCACGGTGCTCATAATAGTGCGTGGCAAGTAACATCACAGCCTGGTTTAGATCAGCAGGCACGTCAGACCATACGCCTGCAAGACCCGCCTGAAATCTGACCGTCAGCTCATTACCACCGGCCCCAATCACGTCCCCATCAAGCGTCACAAAGCTATGATGCGCACCTTGATCAACATTCGCGGCACCGACAATTTCATTGCCAGCGGACCAGACAGAAACATCTCCTACAATTGGAGAAATTGCCAACTTTAGCGTACGGGTTTGCTGCCATGCAGTTACAGGTGCCTCAAAGCCGCGCACCAACAACGCCTTACCTATCCGCGCCTCAATTGCAGAAATAGCGGCGCGCAAAAATGCCTTTAAAACAGGTTCTTGCGTATCATCCGTCGAAAATCCACTGCCAAGGCGAAGGTGGGCTTTAAACCCATCAACCGGCAACAGGTCATCGGGAAAATTAGTATCAATGATGCGTGTCATAGGAGCCTCATGAAATTCAGTAAATGTCCGAGCAATCAGCGCAAAATAAGGGCGCGCGCCGCCTCGCATTGCTCGGACGGAGGGGAGCAGCTAGACAACACGAAGGTGGTCTTAGGCGCGCGCCCCGCGCAGAACTGTGCAATCGCAATGACCGCACAGCTCCTGTTCACAGCACCGCTTTACTGGGCTGCGAATTTCAACAATTTGATGGCTGCAAAATCAGTCACATCACCGCCCACCCGCTTGGTCGCGTAAAACAACACGTTGGGCTTGGCGCTAAACGGGTCACGCATCACGCGCAGATCGGGACGCTCGGCGATTGTGTAGCCACGGGCAAAATCACCAAAGGCGATCGGCGTCGCATTCACCTCAACGTCCGGCATATCCTCGGCGATCAACACAGGGTAGCCAAGCAGACGCGCAGGATCGCTTGAGGCCATTCCATCGTTCCACAAAAAGCGTCCGTCACTGTCGCGCAGCTTGCGAATTTCACCAGCCGTTTTGCTGTTCATCACGAACGTACCATTGGCGCGGTAATCAGCCTCAAGCGCGTAGACCAGCTCAATCAACTTATCCGGATCACCCAAACCACCCGCTTCGCCAGTGATGATATGACCAATCTTGCCCCACTCGTAGTTGTCGTTTTCAACAGTCGTGTGGCTTAGGAAACCCATAGGTTTTTCCACGCCGTCACCATTCACGAAGGCTTCTGCTTCTGAACGCGCGAAGGTTGTTGAGATTTTACCAGCCAGCCAATTTTCAATGTCAAAAGCACTATCATCCAACAAACGCTGGCTTGCTTTTGGCAGTGCTGACAACTCGTGCAAGGCGATGGAAATCCGGTCAATTGTGGGGGTGTTACTCTCGCTGGTGCCGGCCGTTTCATTGGCCCAACCCGCACCGAGATCACCATGATCGACAAGTACATCATAACTGGTCGCATCAACGTTCACGATCTCAGCAATCGCACGAATTGAGGCAGCGTTAGCAAGTGACGATTTGATCGTGTCAGAAGTCACGGGATCAACCAAATATCCACCATCGCCAGCAATGGCACTGGACATAGACTTGCCCTCAAACGCCAACCCGCGCAGGGCATCTTCCTCGCCCAAACGCACATAAGCATCAAAGGCCTTCAGGTGCGGCGCTTCAAGCGGGGCTGCACTCAATGGGGGGCGGTTTGGCGTTGTCATCTTTTGGTTCAACATGGCAATCGTACTTTCTTGCTGGTTAAGTTGGTTTGTTAAATCAGCCTTGAAACCCTTCAAATCACTGACAAAATCGGTGATCGCAGTTTCAAATTGCGTGGCTTTTTGGGAAAGGATCGGCTGGGCGGAAGACATAGTTTTTCCGCCCCGATCCAATGCATCGGGTTTCGTCATAATCAGTCCTTTTCAAAGCAAAATAATCAGAGGGTGCCGCGCGGTATCACGTGGCCAATTGCTGCTGCGCCCGCCTGAGCGCCTCTGCATATGCGCATGATCCAAGGGGTGGCAGATCTTCGGATTTGGCCGTCACACGCGCCTCGGGCAGCATCGGAAACGTCACAAGCGACACCTCCCACAACTCCAGATCGGACAACATGCGCTGACCCTTGGCGTTCTTGCGGGCCGTCACAGTACGGTACCCGATCGACAGCCCGTCAATCGCCCCCGCCCCAAGTAGGGCCGCCGCTTCACGGGCCTTGGCCACATCGGTCAGTAACCGTCCGCTGACAAACAACCCATGGGCATCCTCATGTACTGTGTCCCACACCCCGATGGGCTGCTTCGCATCATGTTGCCACAGCATTTTCACGCCACCACCATTTTCTTTCAGCGCATTCAACGCGCGGGCATAAGCGCCAGCCACTACGACATCACCACCCTTATCCTCCATCCCGAAAACCGAAGCATATCCCGCAACAATGACGCTATCGTCACTCGCTACATTCACCTGCAGACTGCGCGCGCAGTCTTTGCGTTCCAATGTCATCATGTCCGTTTTCCTCATGCCAAATTAGGCGTCACAGTAAGTACTGATTGAAACGCTTGGGCCAAGATCACACCGACCACACCAAACACAATCAACCACAACCGTCGCTCAAGGCGTTCCATCGCGCTGTCCAAATCATCCAACCGCTTGCTCAGCATCTCAAACTGCAGCGCAGACATCCGCTCATGCAGATTGATCCGTTGGGCAGGTAAGCAATCAAGCTCACTCACCCCAAAAGGGTCTTTGGCAAACTCATTCATCACGGGCCTCCAATTCTGCAGGCAAACCTAGCAAACGCCGCTTTTCACCGTCACTTAGAAAATCCGCTGAACCGATACGCGCCCATTGCTGATCGCGCTCGCCGGATAACGCAGCTACCTGATCAACGTCGGGCTTCAGCGTGACAGAGTGTGCCATCACTTGCCCCAGCCAATCCGCCAAGGCGGCAGTCACCCGCGTGGCCATTGGCAAAACCGTCAAACGGTAGAACGCACGGTTGGCCTCAGCGTAATTTGCATACGTCGCATCACCAGGAATACCCAACATCATCGGGGGCACACCGAAAGCTGTCGCAATCTCGCGCGCAGCGGCTTCTTTGGTTTTCTGAAATTCCATATCGGACGGGCTAAATCCCATCGGCTTCCAATCCAGCCCCCCCTCAAGCAACATCGGTCGCCCCGCATTTCGCGCCCCTTGGTGATGCGTTTCCATCTCATCAACAAGACGGTCGTACTGATCCGTGGTCATCGTTCCAGACCCGTCAGCACTTGAATACACAATCGCCCCGCTCGGACGCGCCGCGTTATCCAAAAGACCCTTTGACCAGCGCGACGCGGCATTATGCACATCAAGTGCTGTCGCCGCGGCCTGCATCGGGCTTAACCCGTAATGATCATCAGACGGGTGGAACGACTTAATGTGGCAAATTGGACCAGGCGCGCCCACATCAAAGCGGTGAACAGACCCGCCCACCGTATAATCATACGCCACAGGCCAGCCATCAGCACCAGGCACAACCCGCACCCGATCCGAACGCAACACGTGTAATTGCTCGGCTTCGCCGCTCACCTCAACGTAGGCATTGCCCGTCAGCAGCAGCTGGCAATAAACTGCCTCCAACAACTCCGCCTGACCTTGGCCCGCATTGGGACGCGCCAACAAAGCCAGCAACGGATGGGTGTCAAACCGCTGTGACGCATCTTGCAATACCAACGGCAGAGCCGCAGCCGCCTCCGCAATCAATTTCACGGCCCGAAACCCTACAGGATTACCCGCAAATCCGGTCCGCGTCAGCGAACCCGCATCGCGAGAAGTCCAAGCCACACCGCCACCAGACATCACCGCTGGTCTAAATGACCGCGCTTTTTGCGGGCTTTGCGGTGCACTTTTTCGAAACATATCAAAAACCATTCACTCAACTCCATGACCTCGCCCGTCCAAAAACAGCCGGTCAATACGGCCCAAAACAGCGGGCGCTAAATTTACAACAGGACCTACAAATTCACATCACAACGTGCGCAACCGCGGATGGCGGTACTTTGCAGCAGGCTCAATCATTACTTCGTTCAGCGCCCACACCAAGGCGTCTACTCGGTCCGGCGATCCCTTGCCCTCAAAGCCGCGCGTCGTCATTTGGCACATCTGTTCCTCAAGTACCTCAAGGTGGCGCACATGCCGCACACGGCCCTGCTCATAAAGCATCGCAACAGGCTCAGCCCGCGCCGCCTTACCCCGTGACGCACGAACCCCCGCATAGGGCGCAAGTGGGTCAATCTGGCGGATCATTTGCTCTACCATGTCACCGCCTTGGTTCACCTCGGCCACGATCTTGTCGGCCCCAAACTGGCGCATCGCATCCACCGCACGCGTTGCCCACGCCAGCGGAGAGGCCGCCGTCACCGTCTTGTCTGCCAGCACATATGCCGTCCAATCTTGGGGTGGGCCTTGCAAATTGGCCCCAACCACAACGATCCCACACTCATCTGACCCCGCATGCCCCGTGACAGGCGGATCAACCGCCACCACCACGCGGTCAAACCGGTGTACATCCCCAAGATCAACGCGCGTCGCCTCAAGCATCGCCAACGACCAAAGCGCATCCTCTGCATCATCAAGCAACACACCGTCCAACTCCTGACGACCCAAACGTGTACCCGCATATCGGCGGCGCACCTCGCTTAAAAATCCTTGCGCCAAGAACCCAGCATTGGCCTCTGTTGGGGCATGGGTGGTCACCGTGCTGTCCACATCCAAAATATCCTTCAACACGCCAACATTACGCGGCGTTGTTGTGACAACCTGCTGCGGACACTCCCCAAGACGCAGCGCAAACTGCAGCATATCCCAACTTTCACGGGCTTTCTTCCACTTGGCCAACTCGTCTACCCAAGCACCGTCAAATTGCGGACCGCGCAGGCTTTCGGGCTCAGAGGCAGAAAAGCACTGTGCCTCGGCCCCATTTGGCCAAACCAGTTTGCGTTTTGAGGCCAACCATTCTGGCTTACGATCTGGCGGAGAGCACGCCAGAATTCCGCTATCACCAAACACCATCACATCGCGCACTTGGTCATAGGTTTCCCCGATCAACGCCAAACGCTTGGCCTTGCCCGAATGAAGCGGCAAACTGCCTTCCACCTGACTGCGCACCCATTCAGCACCGGCGCGGGTTTTGCCCGCACCCCGCCCGCCCATGATCACCCACGTCCGCCAATCAGCCCCTTTGGGCGTATAGGCAGGCGGCAATTGGTGATCATGGGCCCACATCTCGAAAATATACGGCAAAGCCCGCAAATCGTCTTCGGTCAACGTGTCAAGGAACGCGCCTTGCACGGCAACATCGGCGGAGCTTAGCCAAACGGCCAGCGATCTCAGATCGTCGGGCATCGAAATCGATATCGTGTTCGGTGATGCGGTCGCGTCGCTTAAGCTCATCATCTCGCAATCGTCCTCGTTCTGCGATCACGGCATCGCGGGCCTTCATGAGGCCACTCAAATGGGTGGACAGACCCTTGGCCCCATCCATCTCGCCGCTCTCAATTTTCCGTAATGCCGCCTCGATAAATCGCTCATAGCGGCTCATTTGATCCAACGCTGCAGCCAAACTATCTTCCGTCTGGTCAAACGCGTCATGGTTCATGTTGCTCATAATTTGCTGCCTATGTTTGGGTGTTACCCCCTCCACAGACCGAAAAAGCGTTGTAGGACCCTGACTTTTACCAGCCGTTCATCCTAGGCAGTCTCTCCTAGCTATGGCCAAGTTATACTCTCAAAAAGAGCCAAAAGTCAAAATTTCCAAGGCGGGGGGACGCAACACCCCACCGCGCGATATGCTTAATTTTTCGTAAAGAAACAGAGAGTTAACCGTCACCTCGCCTTTAAAATAAGGCGGACAGAACATCCCAAAGCTTAGTTGGCGTTGCGCTCTGCTTCGATCTTGCGCCACTTGGCAACATTGGCGTTATGCTCATCAAGGGTGCGCGCAAACGCGTGCCCACCGGTGCCATCCGCCACAAAGAACAACAAATCAGTACTCTCAGGGTTCAACGCCGCCTCAATGCTGGCGCGGCCCGGATTGGCAATGGGGGTCGGCGGCAAGGCCGGAATGACATAAGTGTTCCACGGGGTCTCGGCGCGCAACTCGCTGCGGCGCAGCCCGCGGCCCAAAATACCCTCGCCCTTAGTAATGCCGTAGATCACCGTAGGGTCCGTTTGCAGACGCATCCCGCGTTTCAAACGATTGGTGAAAACACTGGCCACCTGACCGCGCTCTTCTGCAACCGCGGTCTCTTTTTCAATGATCGAAGCAAGGATCAACGCCTCTTGAGGTGTCTCAACTTCCACGTCATCCGCACGCTCGGCCCAAGCCTGCGCCAAAATACGTTCCTGACGGGCGGCCATATCCGCCAGGATCTCGTTCCGGTCCTGACCTTTGCTGATCTCATAGCTGTCGGGCGCAAGGCTTCCCTCAGACGGAACAGCGGCGATCTCACCGCTCAGGAAATCAATGTTGTTGAGCGCATCAACAATGGTCCAGCTGGTCACACCCTCCGCAACTGCAAAACGGATCAACGTGTCAGAGGCATCCAGCGCGGCGGTGTAGACAGGATCAACAGGCTCTACTTGTGGCTCAAACCGCGCCTGTTCAACATAGCGGTTGGTGGCGGGATCAAGCTCACGGACTTGTACTTGCTTACGTGTCACGCCAACGCGGAACACCACTTCGGTACCGCATGTATTGCGCCCACCGCGTGTCACCACATCAACGATCTGCTCCATGGATGCGCCCGCCTCAATCAAGAACGAACCCGCCTTCAGCTGGGACGCCTTCTCGGAATAATCCGCCCCAAGCCGGAAAATGCGCGCATTGCTCACAGCACCCTGCTCCGCAAGATCGGCACTTACCGATCCCATCGACGCACCCGACGGCACTTGCAAACAAATCGCCTCAGCGAGCGGCCCGCCCTCTTTATACTGCGACGTTCCCCAAACGATCACCCCGCCCACAAGGAAAAGGATCACAATCGCCAACGTCAGCGCATTAGAAACGACGTGCCGCCACAT